ACGTCCTTCAATATTAGCAATCATCCTTTCAAAGTTCTTAGTAGCAGCTATGGTTACCTCTCCTTTATAAGCTGCTTGAAGATCCTTACGCTTTTGTTCGTACTGTCTTCTCAGTTGTACCCAATCAGCATCTCTGTACCAGTTTCTTAGATCAACCTCATAGTTACGATAATTTTCTTTCTCTTTATTAAGGACAGCTCTGTAGTACTGCTGTTCAGCTACAGCGTTCTTACGTTGGGTTTCGTACTTAGATATTTGATCACCATAATAAAGCTTTGCTATCTCTAAACCACCAGTGAGCATTGCACTCATACCTGGTGTAAAGAAGTCTTGACCTGATTTACTTTGAGAGGGTGTAGAAGCAGATGCTATTGCTGCTGCTTCACTTTGCTTATAATCAGATGGTAATGCGGCTGTAGTCATTAACTATACTTCCTCGCTACATCAAAGTACAAGCCCGTCCACTCTAAAGCAACGAACTTGGCTTGATCAATGCTGTCGTTTACTACTTCTACTGTAACTTGATCGTTCTTACTTTGGATATAGGCCCTGAATTTTGACTCATCAAAACTAGAAGTCTGACTCAATACTATGTTCGCATTGAGAGGGTCTCGCCTATCGAACTCATACGTTTTCTTATCTCTATAGTCTGGGGTCACGTCAACAGTGAAGTATCTCGCATCATTATAGTAAACATCCAAGTATCGTAACTGAAGGCGACCAGTACGATTACCAATAAAAGTATTGTCCGTCGCAGTCTTTGAATAGGGCATGAGCTGAGGCGGAGTAAACTTGAATATAACTTTCTCCCCAAAGACCCAAGAAACGTTCGCTCCACTAAAATCTCCCAAGCTATCGCAAACAAAAGAGTTAACCCCAGCCGGAACAGAAGCAGCAACGATCCAACGCTTCGCAAGCTCTGTTGCATCTGTTGTATCCTTTTTGAGTATGACAAACTGACTAGGATTAACTGTGTAGTAGGGGAGAGTAACAGTAGTTTTGTTAGTAAGACCGCTATAACTGAAGGTTGGTGCTCCTAAGTCTGTAGTAATAGAGCTTGATAATTGCCTATCTAACAGGAATAGTTCTCCCTCAGCTTGAGGAGGTCTAGAAGCATTAAGACCCTCTAGGTAGTACTTAACAGTACTGTTCTCTGTGTACTTCACTATTTTAAATAGAGTACCCTCAACAAAATCACACCAACTGATACTCTTGTTAGGGAATGTCCACTTAGACCAAGCGTTCTGTCTGTTAGTTAAAGAGCCTCCAGTAGCTTCCCAGAAGAATTGGTAGACATATAAAGCGTCAGGATCATCACTACTAAGAGTTATTAGATATTGATCAGTCCTACTAACAGCTAAGGAATCAATATTCTTAGGAATGTATTTGGGTATTGTTTCTGTAATCACTGCAGTTTGACCTAGGTTTATTCCTACTGTTCTGTCAGTAGTGATAAAGGTGTGCATCCCAGTGAAGTCTCCTTCTCTAACTGGGAAAATTACTTGAGGTCCTACCTGTTGTGGTTTAACCTTTGACTCCATAGTGATGGAGCTGATTCTACCTACAGAAGCAGTTTCAGGACTAAAGGTTACGTTGTCACCTGAATAGAGTCTGAACTGGTTCTCATTAGAAAATAGTACTAATTCATCCTGTTGCTGTAGAGCGTAGTTAAGTACAGCTACATCATTACTAACAGCGGTTAGGTCTATAGGATCATTGTCTATAACCTGTAGAGCTGACTGCTGCCAGAAGTTGTAGTAAGAACCAGCTTCACTGAGTATTACATTTTCTCCACTTATAAAACCTAGACGGTTTTTAAAGAACACAACATCGTTAATAGTGAAGCCTATAAAAGATGGTCCTTCTAATTCATTAGCATCTCCAGCTAAACGTTCTACCCAACCAGGAAGTTTTATTGTTGTGGAGCCATCGGTATAATTACTACCACTGAAAGGTTGGAAAGTAAATCTAGTTAATCCATTATCATTTCTGTAATAGACAAAAGAATGAGGCATTGTGTTGTCATCTAACTTTCCAGCAGTACCCCAGCCTCCTGCTTCTTCCCAAGTACCTCTACCATAAGTACCAGCAACTGTAGTATTTTCAGCGTTGAATTTTAAATAGTAAGAACTCTTATCTGCTGTACCATCTGGAGCTACTAGTACTGTGTAGCCTTCCCAAGACGTAGTAGGTAGATCAGTAATAGAAGTAACCTGATTTGAATAACCAGACATTAAGCTGTTACCTCTAGCATCTGAAGCTACAAAGCTTTTGATGTATCTAGAAGCACTAGCACAGCCTATTAATATTTGAGAATCTTTTACTTCAAATGTAAGTTTGTTATGTATATCACAATCGTCTAAGCCGTGCTTAAGAGTAAGAGTTACAGCTCCACTAGCTGTTGCATTTACATTAGACCCAGCTTCATTGACAAGAGTAAAAGTACCCGCTGTGTTATCAACGCTTCCTTCTTTAACAAAAGTATTGGATGGTATACCTGTACCAGTAATAAGTTCCCCACCGTGAACTTTGAAAATATCTCCAGTACCTGAAGTAGTGCTAACGCTAGTAATGTTGGCACTTCCATTGCTTGTAGTTCCTGTAATAGTTGAGGTGTAAGTTACTAATCTGTCAGCAATAGTGCTAGAACTTATAACGTTTGAATTACCACTTGAGTCTGTAAGAGTTGGGGTCATATAATGACCGCTTATCTTATCTCCATCATCTAATTCAATATCAACTGAATACTCTGTGTTGTAGTCAACCAGTTTGATCCATACTTGAGCTTTAATAGGTTGATAAGCTGAACTTATAGATCCGATATTAAATCTAGTTAAAACCTCAGAAGAATCATAAGCAGTGACTTTTTGAGTATTAGTTATAAATACATAATCTTGAAATGAGGTTGCTCTGAATCTATCCTTAGCCCTTCCAGCTCCTCTTAGATACTCAAGATTAGTATTAGTTACGTTTGTAAATGTTTGTTCAACAGGAACCACACTAGGGAGTGTTCCACTTATAGGTACTACATCTGATACACCTGCAGTAAACGTATAGTTAGACTCAATAGTTGCTGTGATACCAGAGGCAGTTGCAGTTGAGTTCTTATCAACAGTAATAGTACTAGCTCCTACTTCTACGATCTTTGCTCCAGCTCCTATACCTGTTCCTGTGACTATTGATCCTACAAATAGATCAGTCATACCCCCTGAAGTTACAGTAAGTACCGCAGAGTTATTGACAGTATTAACAGTTTTAGTAATAGTCCTGCTGTCATCAGCAATAATAAGTATGAACCTTTCATCACTACTCCTGTTGTAAACGTATACCCAAGCTTCATCCCACTTGATTGTTCCTACTAAAGTATTACCTCCAGCGTTCTTAGTAAGAGTATCAATCCTTTTTACAGGAACTGATCCAAGCCTCTTCTTAAGACCTTCTACAAGATCGCAGTTACCATTCTCAAGTGTGTTAGCAAAACCAGGAAGTACAAAGCTATCAGCTTGTTGATTCACCCCTTTATTTAGTGGACCAATTATCTGACTATAAAGTTCTTTAGACATTAGCGATTGAGGATATCAGGACCAAAGGTAGTTCTTACACGGCCATCATATAAATCATCAGGACCGCTAATAAAGTTACAGTTCTGTGCCATATCCTCTGTACGCTTTAATATCTGACGAGCATTCTCCTCATCTTCTTGAGTATAACTCTCTATACTCGTTGACGTTACAACTCTGTTAGAGAATATTCTTCCAGCTCTAATTGTTATATAACGCTTACCAGTTTCAGGTATAGAATCCCAATCTAATTCTTCTACAATTTCAGCAACAAGATCTGTAGTACTACCAGTTAGAGCAACCCCAAGACTTCCTCTTAAATCATAAGAGTTCTTAACACGGTCAAATAACTTTATACCTCTTAATACAAAGCGTTGAGTTGGGTATGAAACTGGATTAAATCTTATAGCAAGAGTATTACTAGGAAGAGAACTATGACCATTAGCATCTAAAGGTATTGAGTCATACATCATAGTATTCCATGACCAACCTTCGCCTTGGACTTCTGCACTTATCTCATTAACAACGGATTCAGCAAGACTTGTATCCCCAGTTAAAGGAGGAACCAATGAGTTAACTGGTGCTTCTCCAATAATGGATAGAAGAGTATTTACTGCTTGTAGTTTAGTAGTTGCCATATTTAAACAAAAAGGGGAAACATTACGCCTCCCCTTATTGTATTCGTAATTAAGGAATTAATTACCAGCGGTTTGTGCCATCATGCTTGATGCTTACACAGCAGTCTGGACGGAGTATACCGTGACCAACAGCGTAAGAAGCAACCATCATGGTGGACTGAGTCATAGCTTTGTACTCAGAACCAGTCATCTGCATGTTCAAGTCCTTAAGAGCTACTGTACCCACTGCTTCTTTTGTGAAGCAAAGAGCGAACAAGTTAGCAATACTTGAAGTATTACCTTGCTCATCCTGCCAGTAGTCATTAGTACCTGCGGCTGCTGTACCGTCGGAGCCGTCGTTACCATTGATGTAGTTAGGACGCTCACCACGAGTTGTAGCAGCTTGGTTAGCTTGTCCAACATAGCCCTGACGAGCTGAG